TGGCCGAGGTGGACGTCGCTGCGCTGCTGGACTATTGCGTCTGTGTGGCGCGGATCGACCAGTGTGAGCGTGATCTGTCTCGCAACGGGCTGTTGAGGGAGACCGAGCGCGGTTTCGTCAAGAACCCCTCGACGACGATCGTCAGCCAGTACCGCGCCCAGTACAAGATCTATCTGCGGGAGTTCGGCCTGTCGCCGTCGGCTCGGGTGAGCATCAAGCCGCCCGGGGACGACGATGGCGACGACGATCCGTTCGACTGATCTCCCGGTCCCCCGAGAGGCGCTGCTCGAGCTCGGGCTGACCGAGGAGCAGATCGCCGATGCGCTCGAGCGCCGGCCGCTGGTGCTGGCGTTCCAGGCCGACCTGCAACCGGGCGCCTGGTTTGACGTCGAACGAGCACGCAAAGCGCTTAGGGCACTCGGGGCGTTCAAGCACACCAAGGGACGGTGGGCCGGCCGGCCGATGCGGCTCGGTCAGGGGCTGGACCCGTGGCAGGTCGTCTGGCTGATCGCCCCGGTGTTCGGGTGGGTGTTCGTCGATGAGGAGATCGGCGAGATCGTCCGAGTTATCCGGACGGTGTGGTTCGAGGTCCCCCGCAAGGCCGGGAAGACCACGATCTCCTCGGCGGTGGCGAACCTGCTGCTGCTCGCGGACGGGGAGATCGGCGCCGAGGTGTACTCGGCGGCCGGGTCACTGGAGCAGGCGAAGCGGGTCTTCGACGATGCCAAGCGGATGTGCCTCACCTCGACCCAGGCGCGCAAGCGGATCCGCGCGATGGCCGAGGTCATCACCGTCCCGCGCACGGGCGGAGTCTTCCGGGCGCTGTCGCGGATCGCGGAGACCGCGCACGGCCTGAACGTGTCCGGCGGGGTTGTGGACGAGGTGCACGTTCACAAGTCGCGGCACCTGATCGACGCGATCGAGACCGGCACCGGGGCGCGGTCGCAGCCGCTGATCGTGTTCATTACGACCGCAGACGATGCCCAAGAGGGCTCGATCTACGACGAGAAGCACGGCTACACACGCAAGTGTGCCGAACGGATCGTTGAGGACCCGTCGCACTTCGGCGTGATCTGGGCGGCCGAAGAGGACGACGATCCGTTCGCCGAGACGACGATGCGCAAGGCCAATCCTGGCCTGGGGGTATCGCCTACGCTGAGCTACCTCAAGAAGGAAGCCAACAAGGCCCGCACGACCCCCAGTTACTTCCCGACCTACTGCCGACTGCACCTGAACCTGCGCAAGCGGGACGCTACTCGGCTTATCAAGATGCAGGAGTGGAACGCCTGCGGCGCGGCGGTGAGCCTCGAACACGTGGCGGGGCGACGGGCGTGGGGCGGGTTGGACCTGTCCGCGGTCTCCGACTTCACCGCCTGGTGGGTCGGCGTGGAGTCGCTCGAGCCGGGTGTGGATCTGGATTTCTTCTGGCGGTTTTATGTCCCCGAGGAGCGGGTCGACGATCTGAATCGGCACCTGCAAGTTCCGCTGAAGAAATGGGTTGAAGACGGTGTGGTCAAGGCCACCGAAGGTAACGTCATCGACTACGCGGCGATCGAGAAGGACGTCATCGCCGATTGCCGTCTCGTGGACATGCAGCGCGTCGGCTATGACCGGATGTTCGCCGGCCAGATGGTGCAGAACCTCGCCGCTGAGCTCGTCGCAGTGGAAGTGGTGCCGATCGCCCAGACCTACCTCGGCCACTCGCCGGCCATCAAGGAGATGACCCGGCTCCTCGGATTGGGAGCGGTGAGGCACGGCGGGAACATGGTGGCCCGCTGGATGGCATCGGTGGTGGAGGCCAAGGGCGACGGCCAGGACAACTACCGGCTGGTGAAGCCGGAACGGCAGCAGTCCCAGGCCCGAATCGATGGTATTTCAGCTCTGGTGAACGGGCTGGACGGCTATCTCCGCCGGCCCATCGAGACACACAATGACATTTTCACGGCGTCATCGACTCGGCTGGCCAGGGGGTGAGTGGGTTGACCTCCTCGCTGGCACTGGTACCGCCGATGTCGGACGACGCGGCTACTGCTGCGGCGAAGCTCAACCGACTGGCCCGGGAATTGGCCGAGCGTGAGAAGGAGGTCAAGAAGCGCTTGGCCTACTTCCGCGGCGAGCACCCGTTGAAGTACGCCAGTCCGGAGTTCCGCACCTACTTTGGTAGTCAGTACGCGGGATTTTGTGACAACTGGGTGGCGCCAGTCATCAACGCGCCTACTGAGCGGATGAATCTGCTCGGCATCCGGCTCGATGACGACGGCCGAGAGGTCGATCCGGATCTCGAGCGGGTGATGCGCGCCAACGACGGCGAGCGCGGCACCAGCGAACTGTTCGTGATCGCATTGGCGACCGGGCGGGCATTCGCGTCGGTGTGGGGGGACCCCGACGACGAGGACACCCCGCGCGTCACGTTTGAGCGGCCGGATCAGGCTATCGTCGAATACGGTGACCGCCGGCAGCGGGTCGCTGGAATGTGGATGTGGCGGGACGACCGCTACGAGTACGCGACGCTGGATGACGGAACGAACCTGTGGAAGTTCCAGCGCCTGGCGTACGGCGGGGACGGCCGGCTCCGGTCCGGGCTGGTGCTGCCGTCAACCGCAGTCGGCGGGTGGCATCCGCGCGAGGTGCGCAACGAGCCGTGGCCGGTGCCCAATCCGATGGGCGTCGTGTCGCTCGTGGAGTTGTCGAATCACTGCCTGCTCGACTCCGACAACCCACTGTCGGACATCGACGGCGTGATCGCGATGCAGGACGCGATCAACCTGATCTGGGCGTACCTAATGAACGCCCTGGACTACGCGTCACTTCCGCAGCGGGTCGTGACGGGAAGCGACATCCCCACCGTTCCGGTGCTCGACGAGAACGGCGTGGTGAAGGGTCGCCGGCCGGTTGAGCTCGACCAGTTGATCCGGGACCGCATTCTGTGGGTGCCCAACCCGAACGCGAAGACCGCAGAGTGGTCCGCCGCGGCGTTGGACGTGTTCTCGGCCGTGATTGAGCGGGCGATCGAGCACATCGCCGCCCAGACCCGCACACCGCCGCACTATCTGATCGGGAAGATCCAAAACGTGGCGGCCGAGGCGTTGACGGCGGCCGAAACCGGCCTGGTATCCAAAACCGGCGAGCGGATCACCTACCTGTCGCCGGGCGTTAAGGAGATCTACCGCCTGATCGCCTTGGCCCAGGATGACGAGGCGAAAGCTGCGGCAGTGCGGTCGGGAACCCTGATCTGGAAGGACATCCAGTTCCGCGGCCTCGGCCAGCTGGTGGACGCACTGGTGAAGATGTCCCAGATCGGCTTCCCATTCGAGTGGATCGCCGAGCAGTACGGTCTCACCCCACCAGAGGTGGAGCGGGTCATCCGCATGCGGAAGGCCGAGCAGGAGCAGGACCCGGTGGCCGCGATCGCACGCGAGCTCGGAGGCGGAGATGGACGCGCTCTCGATAGCGCGGGATCACCACCGTGACCGGCTAAGACTCGCCCAGAAAACTGCTGCCGTCGCGACGAAACGGTGGCGGGAGGTATCTGCGGCGCGGATCGTTGACAGTTGGATAGGCCAGATTCCGGGGATGCTCGTCGTGGTCTCCGGGGCACAGTTAGCGGCGGCGCGACAAGCCGAGTCGTATGTTGCGACGGTCCTCGCCGAGCAGGGCATCTCAGGGACTTCCTCGGGGCCGGTGGTTGCTGAGCAGCTTTCCGGCGTGGCCTCCGATGGCCGGCAACTGGCCGCATTGCTCCGGGCACCGATGGTGGCTGCGCTCGTGGCCGGCACGGCGGGCGCCGGCGCATCCGTTGCGCTGGCAACGGGCCGCGCGGTGCTGGACATGATCGTGCGAACCCAGGTTGCCGACATGGGTCGCATGGCGGATTGGGTTTCCGCCACGAGCCGACGGTCGGTCACCGGTCATATCCGAATGACCGTTGGGAAAACCTGTCCGCGGTGCGCCATCCTCGCTGGCCGCTGGTATCGCTGGTCGAGTGGATTCAAACGCCACCCCCGCTGCGATTGCCAAATGGTCCCGTCCCGCGAGTCCCTCGCCGACAATATCCGTCTAGACCCGCGGGCGCTCTTCGACAGCGGGCGAATCGTGGGCTTGTCCCGGCGGGATCGGGAGGCGGTCCGGCTCGGAGCGGATCTGGCACAGGTGGTGAACGCCAACCGGGGCGTGTACATCGCGGATGATCGGCGATTCACCACCGAGTCCACTACGAAACGAGGATCGGGTCCGAGGGTCCGGCTAATGCCGGGCCAGGTCATTGCCGAAGCCAACGGTGACCGGGACGAAGCGATCCGTCTCCTGC